ATCCAGCTTGAGTGGGCGTGCGACGAGCAGGCCCTCCAGGTCGAGTACCCACCCGGGGCCCCAATATGCGCCAGTGGCGGCTTCGGCGCCTCCAAGACAGCCGGCTTCATTATTAAGATCCACTACCTCTGCAGCCTATTCCCTGGCATGCGCTGGGTCATCGGGCGCAACCGGTGGACGGACCTACAGAAGACCACGATGGCCACCTTCTTTAAGTGGTGCCCGCCGGAGGCTTACTCTTACGGGGGGAGGAGAGCGGACTCCGAGAAGACGCTGGTCTACAACAATCAGTCCTCGATCCTATGGCTCCACCTCGACAACCTGGAAGAGTCGCTGAACGTCATCAAGGGCCTGGAGATCAACGGGTTCCTACTCGACCAGGCCGAGGAGACGGAGGAGGACGTATTCGAGCGCCTGATGGGAAGGCTAGGCCGCTGGGATAAGGCCGTGGTGCCGGCGGAGATCCTGCGCTGGTATGAGATCGAGTACCGACAACCTTGGCCGTGGGTCAACGAGCAGACGGAGGAGCCTGAAGTCCCCAACTACGCTCTCCTCACCTGCAACCCGGACTCAGAACTTCACTGGATCTACAGACGCTTCCATCCCGAGAGCCCCGACCACGATGCTCCACGTGGAACAGACCTCAACCCCAAGCCCTCGTACAGGGCCCAGGGCTACTTCATGCTCTTCATGGATTCCGAGAAGAATAAGTTCCTCTCGAAGCAGAACAAAGAGCAGATGCTCAACAACGATGAGAGCTTCGTCAGGCGCTACGTCCGGGGCCAGTGGGGGATTCCTGAAGGTCAGATCCACGACATACATAGAACTTCCCTAATACCGGGGACTCCGGAACTCGAACAGTACCTAATCAACAACTGCATCCTCATGAGAGTCCTGGACCATGGGGATTCCTCCCCTACCTGCTGTTCCTGGTGGGCGATCGATAATCGCGGCAACGTCTTTGTCTACCGCGAATATTACATGCCGAACAAGCTTATCTCGGACCATCGGCTGTCGATAACAGCGCTATCGGGTACCGAGCAGTATACGTTCAACATCGCGGACCCGCAAATCTTCTATAAGACGATGCAGAAGCACGGGGGCATGTGGTCCGTCGCCGACGAATACGCCGACGGCATCCATCTACCCAAGGCTACGGCTCTACACTTCACCGAGGGGGATAACGACGAACTCGGGACCAGGAACCGGATCAACGAGTTGCTGAAGTGGGACCCGGATCGCATTCATCCCATCACCCAGGAGAGGGGGGCGGCCAAGATCTTCTTCTTGACGCGCCATGAGGGCTACCCGCAAGGGTGCGAGCACGTCGTAAGAGAGACGAAGGCTCAGCGGCGGGAGAGGATCGGAACCGAGCTTGGGCGCCCGATATTCAGCGACGATCGGGACAAGAAGATTCCCGACCACGCCTACGATACGGTCCGTTACGGGGTGGCGGCACACGCACCCAATGCTGTAGAGCCCCAGACTCAACCTGACTACTGGTCCGGGATCCGGGTTCGGGAGAGGATCATGAGGCGGATAAAGGAGCGCGGGATCAAGCTGCACGGCCGAAGGGCCGGTTAAGGAGAATCGATGGAGAATGTGGACGCAGACGTCATTCAGCCTGAGCCCGATGCCCCGCCCGTTATGGATGCTACGGACAGGCGCGTAGAGCGTAAGGCCGTCAAGGCGTGGCAGCAGAAAGTCAACTCCGCAAATAAGGCGTACCAGAAGTGGGAGCACGACTACAACGCGGCCCATCTGGAGGAGTACTGGTCCGGCATCGGGCAGATCCTCGAGGGCGAGGACCGGGACGCTTACGTCATCAACATGTGCCACCCGTCGGTGGAGCAGCGGATGCCGGCGCTCATGTTCCACCGTCCCAAGTTCGCGGTCCGGCCCCGGATCGGGCGCAAGGACGACTCCGGGTCCTCAATCGAGGACCGATGCCTGCTAAGAGAAGATACGCTCAACACCAAACTAGACGACCATAAGACCGGGTTCAAGCGCGCTACCAAGCTCGCGCTCCGTGAGTCTCACTACCGCTTCGGCGTGGTAGAGGTTGGGTACGAGACCGACGTTGCGGAGAATCCGAACGCTGGTAAGCCCCTGTTGGATGGTGATGGCAAGCCCATGGTCACGTCCGAGGGCTTGCCCCTGATGCAGGAGGCGCAGATCCTGACCTCGGAGCAGTTGTGGGTTCGGCGCATACCTGCCCACACCTTCCGGTGTTCGGTGAACTCCCACAACAACCTCAAGTCCTGCGAGTGGGTCGGGTACTTCGAGTGGATGTACATCGAGGACCTCAAGGCGTCCCGCCTCTACCAAGGCGGGGATATGCTCAAGCCCTCAGGTAAGTACCGGCGAGACATGGACGTCGAGTCGGACATGGAGAACTACAAGGATCGGGAAAAGCACCAGGGGATGGTGAAGGTCTGGAAGGTCTGGAGCAGCCGGGATAGAAAGAAGTACGTCTGGGCCGAGAACCACGACTTCTTCCTGCTCGAGGGCCAGCCCTTCAAGTTCCTACCGTTGGCCCTGCTCAAGTTCTACGACCTCATGGACGAGCTTTACCCGGTGCCCGTGATGTACACCTGGACCTCCATTCAGGATGAACTGAACGAGACGCGCAATATGCAGAAGATCCACCGGCGCCGGTTCAAGCGCCGCTACTGGTACATCGACGGCAAGATCGAGCCCGCGGAGCTGGAGAAGCTCCGGGTGGGGCCGGACGGTACGTTCGTGAAGGTGCCGGCGGCCGGTCTGATCGGGCCTATCGAGGACGCGCCTCTGGACCGGGCCGTACTGGCCAACGTCATCAACACTCGGGAAGACTTCATGTACGCCTCGGGTGTCAGCGGCGAGCAGCGCGGTGCCGCCGAATCCGAGACCGCGACCCAGGCGCAGATCATCGACGTCAACACTAGGATCCGGGAGTCGGAGGCCAGGCAGGCGGTATCGGAGTGGCTGGGCGAGATCGCCTGGATCATGTTGAGGACCATCGAGGAGTTCATGAGCCTCGAGTTCTGGATCCTGCAGAACGTCGATCCGCTGTCGGTGATGAGCCTGGTGGAGGCTGCGCGCGTCGCCGGGAACTGGAAGCAGATCAAGACCGAGGTGCTGGGTGATCTGGACTTCGACGTGGTGGTCGACATCGAGTCTCTGTCCCCTATCAACGACGACCAGAAGCGGAACTCCCTCATCCAATTCCTGGGGCTGCTCACCAGTCCGGGCGTCGGAATGTTGCTCCTGGCCTCGCCTCAACTGTTCAAGCGAGTCGCTGCCCTGTACAACATCCGCAGCGATCGTGAACTCGAGGAGATCAAGCAGGCCCTCGTGATGCTCCAGTTGATGGCCATGAAGGCCGGCGGTCCCGGGGGTGACAAGAAGCCCGGCGGGGGGGCGAAGGAGGAACCCCCTCCGGGCCCTGGTCCGACGCCGGCCGTGCCGGACATCATGCAACAGCTTGTCGGCCAACTCGGAATGGGTGGGCCAAGGGGGTAGAGATGATACTATTTCAGTCCGTAGCCCCGTGGGTTCTGTTCGTACAGACCGCCATCAGCGGAGTGCCTGACGTAGCGCTTCCGGACGCCAACTCCAATCAAGGCCAGGTCCTGGTATTTAAGGTCCCCACTACGGCCGCCGCTACGGTCATACGCGCTGCGCCCAATCAATTCATCGATGCGGCGACGACCAAGACCCTGCAGCCCGGGGAGACGGTCACTATCCAGGCCCAGGACGGTAAGTGGCAGGTCATCAGCGCCATCACGTTATCTGGCGGGGGAGGGGGATACAACCTCATCCAGGATGACGGCTCTGGATTGACACAATTCACTACCCTCAACTTCACGGGGGCTGCCATAACGTGCGCCGACGATGGTGGAGGCGGATCCGTGACCGTGTGCGACGTCGCCCCCGCGTATCAGACCGTCTCGGACGAGGGTACGCCCAGGCCGCAGCAGCCGATATTGAACTTCATCGGGGCTGGGGTGTCGTGCGTTGACGACGCGCTCGGTACAAAGACCGACTGCACGATAGCCGGCGGGGGAGGAGGTGGTAACTCCACGGAAGTCTCCATCAATCTCGGGACGGATGGCGGCCTCTACTATTCGGCCACAGTCACTGGCCAGGCGTGGGTTGCGGCCGACTCAGAGATCGTCTGCACCCCATTCGGTACCACTGCCGACGGCCAGACCGTGGAGACCGTGGCCGTGTCCGCCGTCCACGCCACCGTATCCGACCGGGTCGTGGGTACGGGGTTCAACCTAAACGTATACTCGCCGCATGGGGCGACGGGTACCTACCGGTTCCACTGTCTAGGAGTTTGAAAATGAATAAAATGGTCGCTGCTTTAATATTCATGGTGCTGCCTACTGCGGTACTGGCCCAGGGACTACCGATCAAGGACGGGAACTCCAGCACGCTCGCCGAGGTCAATACTGCGGGGTCCATAGAGGTTGTGGACGGGAAATCCATACGGCCTACCTACATTGCTTCAAGCTCGGCCCTAGTGACTACCGCTGCGTACAACATCTCAATCGAGTCCAGCGCGGGTACGGGGTTCAAGCTCGTAAGCTTCTGTGTGGGCTGGACCAGCGCCACTACCGCCGCCGGCGTCACCATTGCGATCAATCGCCGTACCACGGCTAGCTCGGGTGGGGCTGTCATGACGGCCGAGGGCACCGGTGCCGACTCGATTTCCAAGATGGACCCGGCTGATGGGAACTTCGGAGGTATCGCTCGCCGCACGGGTACGCTGGGGACTATCGGTGCTACCTTATTCCAGACATCCGTTATGGTAGGTGAGATTGCTGCTGGGACCGCAGATGTCCAGGGTGGCGGCCCTTTCTGTAAGGATTTCGGTGGGGTCACTGGTGAGAAGCCCATCGTGGTTGCGTCGGGGGTAACCAATGGGATCTCTATCACGGTGACCTCTCTAGGGGCCGGCGGTCTATCATTTGGGTCTATTTCGGCAGTCATCATCGCTGAGTAAAAGTACTAACGAGGGCGGCCATGACGATTATTGAAGTACCACGATGTGATGTGTGCGGTGGCTACAACTGCAGTCCGTGCGATGACTGCGATCTCACTGTCCATACCAATGGGGGGTTCCCGTTCTGCCCCCACGGTATCTCCGGGTTCAGGTCCGGGTTCGAAGAGTACGTGGACGATCTTACATTCAAGACCGATAAGGTCTTCCACTCGGCCCACGATCTGGACCTGGCGCTCAAGAAGGCGAAGCTCGAGATCAAATTCGTACCCCACGGTAAGAGGTGGCTGTAGGCCAATGGGGGGATTGTCCCTTTGCCCACATCTGTGGTAGGCTCCGGCCCCAGGAGGAGTTGCCCATGGCGATGAAGGATTTACTTCTCAAGGCCGGGTCGGAGCGTAAGGCGAAGAGCAAGAAGAGAACCAAGGCCGGCAAGGTCATGAGCGAGTTCAAGCACGGGACGCTCCATTCGGGCTCCAAGCGGGGCCCAAAGGTCACCAATCGCAAACAGGCGGTCGCCATCGCCATGAGCGAGCAACGTAGGTCAGGCGGCGGCTACTAGGTCGCCGCAGTAGGAGTTTTGAATGACGCTGGAAGGAACGGTCCCGGCGGCCGGCGGGCAAGCAAGCGGCGATCCTTCGCCTGCGGCACCCCCCGAGCGCAGAGACGACACACCCCCGGCAGGCACCCCTCCTGCAAGTCCTGAGGCAGCAGGGCAGGAGGAAGAGGCTGCCATAGCGCTCCTCGGAAGGGAAGCGTACGATTCGGTTCGTTCGGACCCCGCCAAGCTGTCCAAAGCCCTTCACAAGTCGTACACACAAAAGATGCAGCAGATGTCCGCCCATCGAGACTTTCTGCGCCAGTGGCAGGAAGACCCGGAGGCGGTGATCGAGCACTACGCCAAGGAATATGGCTACAACGTCTCAAAGCCGGACCCGGCCCAGGAGATCGCCGATGAGGTGACCAACCTGTTCGCCGGCCTATTCGGCGATGAGCATGCCAAGCAGATGGTGCCTGGTATCGAGAAGCTGGTCAATCGGGTGCTCGACCAGAGGATCAAGCCCCTTGAGGATGGGGTCAACGAGACCCAACGTGATACTGCGCTCCAGCAGGTGACCGCGACGCTCGAGCGGTTCACCAAGGAGTATCCGGACTGGAAGCAGTACGAGGCCGACATGGAAGAGCTTGGAAAGAAGCTCATGCCGAACGGCCTCGAGGACTACGAGTACATGGAGATCCTCTACAACAAGGTCAAGGGCAAGACGGCAGCGGCTGATGCGGCTGATGCGGCCATCAAGAGGCGTGACAACAGCATCAGGAACGGCGCCCCCCCGACCGCAGGGGTACCACCCAAGAAGGTTTCCGCCATCCAGCTCAACGCCAAGGGGCAGCTGGATTGGGACTTCATCCAACAGTGTGCCAGGGACGGCATACTTCTGGATCCCAAGGATGTTCGTGAGGCCAAGCGCCAGTGGCGCGCTGCGAACACCCCGCCGCGGAGAGCTTCATAACGCCTGTTAAGGAGTTGTAGATGCCGCCTCCTTCCAGTTTGACCCTGCAGTACGATGCCCTCCTCTCCTCGACTCTGTTCAACGCACAGACCGAGTGGGAGGACAACATCTCCACGTCCAACGCCTTCTTCTACATTCTCTTCCGCCATGAGGAGGATGGGTACGAGGGTGAGGCCAACCTCGGTGAGCGCGTCCAGATCCAGCTGATGTACCAGCTCGGTTCGCCGGACTCGCACTCGGGGTACGACACCATGGTTTCGGCGCCGATGGACGGTGCCACTTCCGCCTTTTGGGACTGGCGCCAGTTCAACACCTCGGTCCAGATCTCGCGTATCGAGGAGCGGAAGAACTCCGGCGAGTTCGCCATCGTCAAGCTTCTCAAGGGGAAGGTCAAGCAGGCCCAGCTGGGATCCTACGAGTTCTTCTCGAAGGCATTCCTTCAGGGCCAGGGCATGAACGACCCCGCCACCGCGGGCCAGATCGAGACGCCCCGGGTCTCCCCGTCCAACGGGTCGCTGTTCATCGACCCCCTGCCGCTACTGGTCAAGAAGGACCCGACGACCTCTACCCTCGTTGGCAACATCAACCAGAGCACGTCTACCTGGTGGAGGAACCAGACCGCCGACTTCACGGGTCTGGCCACCTTCACTGCCCAGCTCAAGCGGCTCCGGAAGCTGAACAACGACTGTTCCAAGGGCCCCGGCGGGATGCCCAACGTGCACCTCGTGGACCAGAACGTCTACGAGTGGTACGAGACCGCCCTGGCCGCGCAGAACCGGTACATCGGCACCAAGCGTGCCGACATCCCGTTCGACAACATCGACTTCCGCGGCCACCCGGTGGTGTGGGACGAGTTCGTCCCCAATGCCTCCGACCGCGTCGTCGCCCTCGTCACCACCAAGGGGACTTGGTACATGTTGAACACCAAGTTCTGGAAGATCAAGTACGACGAGGAGACCAACTTCATGAACACCCCGTTCGAGCGTCCGACGAACCAGGACGCGAAGACCTCCCACATCCTCTGGTACGGCGCCTCCTGCGTCTCGAACCGACGCAAGAACGGTGTCGGCTGGTCGATCGACACCACCGTCGTGGCGGCGTAAGGTAAGGGGAAAGGAGAGAATCACATGCCCCCTTCTCCGTCTGGCGCAAAGTACCTCGGCATCGACTTCACTCAGGTGGACGCGGTCGGTGCCCCCAAGCACGCTCTCGGTCTCGAAGTCGACTGCGACGACGGCACGCGCCGGAAGTACATCAGGGCCGGCGCTGCGATCGCGGCCACCGATGCCCTCAAGGTCGACTTCGCCGAGGGCAGCTTCGACTTCGATCCCACTTCCGCCGTCGCTCAGCCCCTGGCGGGGGTCGCGACCGTGGCTCTGGCCGACAACGAGTTCGGCTGGGTCATCGTTCGAGGCCCAGCCATCGTCAAGGCGGCGGCTACCGTCGTCGCGGGCGCTCATGCCGCTTCTACGGCCGTGGCCGGGACCCTCGATGACGTGACGGCTGCCGCTGCTGACGCTCAGGCCGCGGCTGCCGGGATCGGCGCGATGTTCCGCACCGTCACGGGCAGCGGCGTCGCGACGGTCATCCTCTCGTAAGCTTTCTCCTGGGGGCGGGGCAGGGTATCGACCCACCCCGCCCCCTTAGGGGTGTCAGATGGTCTTCGGAGTTCGGCCGTCGCTCGCGGACCCGGATGCTCAGTTCGAGACGGTGTTCAACGCCTCGGGTCTCACCATCGCCGCCGGCACCCCCGTGTGCATCCAGTGGTCCTCGGTCGGGGGGGATGGGGTCCGGGTTGTTCTTCCGGTCACCGGGGGCTTGTTTTGGGGCATCGCCGATGAGGATGCTCCCGATGGTACGTATTTCAATATCCAGCGCGAGGGGTGGCGGGCCCAAGGCGCGCTGGTTCGTAACGACACCGTCACCCACATCATCGAGGGCGACATCCTGGTCATCGTGAATGGGCAGACCTACCTTCAGAGATCCGGGGCCCCCGATGATAAGTCGGGATTCGTATTCGCTGCAGAGCGAGTCAATGCCTCGACCCCTCAGACCACAGCGCTGAGGAAGGTGATGATCAAGCGATGACCACCGAAGCGGCAATCGAGAATCGTGCTGACGTCCGCGACGAGAGGGAGGACGCCCAACTCCAGCTCACCACCGCGGGCCAGCGGCGCGTCAACCTTATCTGGGAGTACACTCAGAGCTTCGTTACCGTCGCGGTGGTGTTGACCAATATGATCGTGGCCGCCGTGGGTGCCATTAGAGGCGACATGACCTCGGCAGTAGATCGGCACCCGGTCATTCTCTCCTCCTCACTCTTCCTGATCCTGGGGTTCTATTACTCCCGGACGAACCACGCCGCCATCGGCGGGATCGGGTCCAAGCCTGCGGGCAGGTACGAGGGAAGATGAGCCCACAAGATGTAATCACCGCCATCATCGGCGCCACTGCCGGGTCCGGGATCGTCAGCCTGGTGACGCGCTGGGGCCTCAGCAAGACCGTGGATGCTATAGGGCGCATCCCCGAGCAGACGTGGTTCGACAACGTAACCGAGAGGCTGAGCATCATGCCGGACAGGCACTGGTTTCAGTATGCGAACCAGCAGCTTGCCCTCATCCCTGATCTCCCCAGCAGAGCCACGCTGGAGCTTATGGTCACCAACTTCACGCTCTCCGTGACCGAGAAGGACGGGCTCGAGCGCCGAATCGAGGCCATCGACGCCCTCACTACGGAGTTCCGGATTGCCATGAAGAAGCTCCGCGATGACGTTGATGAGATCAAGAAGTCCTGGGAGATAAAATGACACACCGCAGGCACCCGGTGCCCACCAGAAGGCGTAAAGCCGTGCCGAAGCCAGTAGCCATCATCGTGGACGCCAGGACCAAGAAGCACAAGCGCAAGCGGCGCTTTCAAGTCCTGTCGAAGTGGGTCTTCGAGGGCGGGACCTCCATCACGTTTCGGAGCAGACGTAACCCAACCAAGGAGGATGTGATGATCGAAATGGAAGAGGGGCAGTTCGTCGACATCGAGATCAAGCCGAAGAACCGCAGGGGGGGCCCGGGCCTGGTCGACGGGGACATCGTGTGGGATGTGTCGGAACCCACGGCCGGCACTCTGGTGGTCGACGAGACCAGCCTCAACAAGCGCAAGGCCCGCTTCACCGCCATCGAGGGTGAAGGGGTGCGCACGACCGACATCACGGCCAGTGGCGATGGCAAGGAAGGGGCGGAGATCGCCCCCTTCGTCGTCGTCGGTCAGGTGGTGGTGAAGGACCAGGACAACACGACCGTCGTGGCCGAGATGGAGTTCGGTCCGGTTCAGGACCCCACGCCGTAAAGAAGCTGTAACACGTAGCCTAAAAAGGAGGGCAATGTGGATCTCGCCAAAATCTGGGAAACCGCACAGAAGCTGGGTCTGAACGCCAGCAAGATCTTCAACCTGTACCGCAAACACAAGAGCAAGGTCGAGACCGTGATCGAAATCTTGGGCGGGCTGTTCGGCAAGGACGATGGCCCCGTCGCTCCCTCGGTTCCGGTCATCACGGCTCCTCCGGCCCCCCCGGAGGTTCCGACCGCCCCGGCCCCCCCGGCGCCCCCGGCTGTTCCGGGGATTCCGGTCGCTGCCGCGCGCGTCATCTCCTCCCTTCGGATGAGGTTCTTCTTCATCGAGCGCAACCACAAGCCGATTCCGAAGCCGGACTTCGATAAGGTGATGGAGGGGCAGGATCCTCTCGACGATGGGGACCGCATCCACATCGACATCACCCCGTACGACCAGTTCGGCAACGAGGTGCGTCCGGGTTCGCCGGAGTTGGGTCAGCTCCTGAACGCTGATGGCTCCAACCGGATGCAGTACGACCTGAGTGGGGACACCGGCGAGATCACCAACGAGTACGACGACTACGGTTGCACGCCCGTCCTGAAGGTGCCCCGCGGTCTCGAACTCGGTGTCGAGAAGAGCATCGGGCCGTTCTCCGCCTGGTTCACCAGGGCGGACGGTCCGGTTGTGGCCGCGAACCCGCTGCCGGCGTTGCGGGTCAAGCCCTGGGGTAACTGACGTGCCGATCGGGGCCGGGCCGGGGCCGGAACTGGCAAGGTTTGTGGACCAGGTCGTAACCGTCCTGGCCCTGATCATCGTAATCATCAGCATTATCTTGTGGGGTCGACGTGGATCTAGCCGAGATGGAAGTCGAGGTCCTTACCAGGCTGGACGAGGACCCCGACAACCCTAAGTTCTGGACAATCGAGGATGTTGACAAGGCCATTAACCGCGGCTACGAGTGTATTTCCGAGGCCACGGAATGGTATGAGACGATCGTCGGCATCCCCCTCACTGCCCGCCGGCTCTATTACGACCTGCGCGGGTTCAAGGTCCAGCCGCTAGTCATCCGCCACCTATACAACCTCCAGACCCAGCGCTGGCTCAACCCGGGGTCGGTGCGCGAACTCGACACCCATTACCGTCACTGGCAGCACCTGGTGGGTTCGCCGGAGATGTTCTTCATCCGGGGCATGCACCACCTGGCGCTGTGGCCTATGTTCACGTCAGACGGGGAGAGGATCCGGGTGTCGATGACGGCCATCCCACCGAGGCTGGTGCGCGGTCCCGACACCCCCGGTTTCGACGAGGATCTCCACTTCGCCCTCGTCAATTATGCCCTGTATCGGCTCCGGGCCTTGCGTCGGGAGCCTAAGACCGCTCTCAACCACTACGCCGAGTACCTGGTCGACGAGAAGACTCTGGCTGAGCGGGTGAAGACGCGGCAGGACCACGATAAGCTCCAGTACCTGGGGGGACTGTGAACTTCAACGA